ACACAATATCATTTATAGTAGGAGTTCTAACAACCCTTCTCTTATTGTTTTTATTCAGGTGGAAAATTATGTGTTTTTTAATTTGGGTATATCTTAGACACTAATGGCTCAAGCATACGATGCAATAATAGCGACAATTACAGTAGCAAGTGATGCTTCCCAAGTCGTAAAGACAATGGTTAAATCAACAACTTGGAGGGAAGGTACTTCTGGGTCTTGGTTGTCTACCAACTGCACTCTAACTGCTGGGAACACCTATCAATTCAGAACTCCTTTGTCTGGGATGTCTTCTAGTAGTACTGCTATACTTCCGAACATAAAAGCAAGTGTTACCGTTGCGTGGGACACTACTGCAACCCTTATAAGTACACTAGGGGATAATTTTATGCGTTCCTACGCCAATAATTGTAGTAATTTAACAAGTTTATCAGCACCAAACACCTCGGGACTAACAAGTGTAGGAGATTTTTTTATGTATTCCTATGCTAAAGGTTGTACTAATTTAACAAGTCTGTCAGTTCCAGACACTTCAGGGTTAACAAGTGTAGGGGATGTTTTTATGTATTCCTACGCTTATGATTGTAGTAAGTTGACAAGTTTGTCAGTACCAGACACTTCAAGGCTTACTAGTGTAGGAGATTCTTTTATGTCTTACTACGCTTATGGTTGTAGTAGTTTGACAAGTTTATCAGTACCAGACACCTCAGGACTCGCTAGCGTAGGAAATGGTTTTATGTATTTCTATGCTTTTGGTTGTACTAATTTAACTAGTTTATCAGTACCAGACACTTCAGGTATTACAAGTGTAGGTACTTATTTTATGTCTTACTACGCTTATGGTTGTAGTAAGTTGACAAGTTTATCAGTACCAGACACTTCGGGTCTTACTAGTGTAGGGAATTATTTTATGTATTACTACGCTGGTAATTGTAGTGGTTTAACTTCTCTAATACTTCCCGATAGCACAGGGTGGTTTGGTAGCCATAATGTAAACTGGTCTGTTCCATCAGGGCGATTAGGTTACTTGTATGGATACACACCCAATTCTACCTCACAAACTGCGTGGAGAGCATTAACTGTTTCTGGAAAAACACTATACACAAACTATATTAGAGCAGAGGACCATGTGCTTCTTTCCACTACTCCAGTAATAGGTGCTAAGTATCCCCTACCTCCCTTTAGAATAAGTTGAGATGGTATAATTAACTATGTTATCAGCAGTTCTAATTGTTAAAAATGAGGAAGAACTTTTAAGTAAGTGCTTAGACACTCTTAAAGGGGTAGACGAGATAATTATCACAGACACAGGAAGTACGGACAAGACTAAAGAGATCGCCAGTAAGTATACAGACAAGATTTATGACTTTCCCTGGATAGATTCGTTTTGCAAGGCTAGAAACTTCTCTAATTCCAAAGCTACGGGAGAGTGGATCTTAACCATAGATGCTGACGAGGAACTTTTAACCCCTATGAATACTATTAAAGATATTCTTAGTAAGACAGATAAGGAATTACTTAATGTTATTATTACAGACGGAAAGGGAAACGAGCATAAGTTTCCAAGACTATTTAAAAACTCTAAGGACATATTTTGGAGAGGGGATATACACGAGAGTTTAAGCAAGACAGGACAAGAGGACACTCCTATTACAATCAAGTACGGATACTCACCAGCCCATAAAAACGACCCTGATAGGACTTTAAGGATACTTAAAAAGTCTCTTAAAACAGACCCCAAACTAACAAGAGAGAGATATTACTTAGCAAGGGAGTATTTTTACAGAGAGCAATGGGAAAAGGCTATTAAGGAGTTAGACATATATCTTAAACTAGCCAAGTGGTTACCAGAGAAAAACGATGCGTGGCTTCTGAGAGCAAAGTGTTTGGCAGGTTTAGAAAAATGGGAAGAGGCTTGCGATAGTGCATGGCAGGCTCTTAAATACAACGCCAACTTTAAAGAAGTCCTAGAGTTTATAGGTAATCACATGGATACGGTCAATAAAGAGAGGTGGTTAAGTTATGCAAAGATAGCAGATAATAGGGATGTCTTGTTTGTTAGAACCAATAAAGGCTAAGTTCTTTGTAATGGTATAATTATATATTAAGAGGACTTTAGTTTAGTATCAATAATATGGCTAGAAGTAAAAGAGTCGTACAGAAATATCTTGATTTTAGTGGTGGACATCAATCGTTTACTTCTCCTTTGCTTTTGCGAGTAAATGAGTCTCCTTTTTTGTACAATGTAGACATAAGTAAGCCTGGTATTTTAGCAAAATCACTTGGCTATGCTCAGATAGGCACAGGTACAGGTAGTGGCTCTAATAGAGGGGTATATGCTTGGAATAGAGAGAATGGAAATGATGAGTTGTATCAAGTATATGGTTCAGACATGTACAAGTACAAAGGTACTAACTTTGAATCTATTGGAAGTGGCTTTGGTAGTGGTACAAGTCCTGTTGAGTGGGGAGTGTCCTTTATTAATACAGGAACAGGAGTAGGTACAGGAGCAGAAACATTTGTAGAAAGGCTCTATGTTACTCAGGGTATTGAAGGAGAAGTAAAGTATACAACAGGAACAAACATGTCTTCTCTTGCCAACGTCTATGCTAAACATTTAGAAGTTTACAAAGGAAGATTATACTTAGGAAATGTTAAAACAGGTTCTAACACATACCCGTCAAGAGTTATGTTTAGTGAAGTAAGTAAAGACAGTTTCCCTGCAAATAACTACTTTGACGATATGGGAGAGGCAATAGTAGGTCTTAAAGAGTATAGTGGGGCTTTGTTCGTGTTTACAGAAGACAAGGTCGCAGCATGGGACGAGTATTCTCTAACGGTTTTAAATACTAATGGTGGTACAACTAACAAGCAAACTATACAAGTAAGTGAATCAAGAATGCTATGGTATAACAGGGGTGGGGTATATATGTATGCAGGTGGTACTGAGGCAACTTTAATTAGCAGACCAGTACAAGATTGGATAACAGCAATAGGAAATGCTAATGAGGTAACTGCTGGTTTAGACCCTAGAGGAAGATATTGTCTATACATTGGAGATGTTACTCTCAACGGAGTGAATTATAACAATGTAATTTTAAGATACGATATATTGATAAATGCTTGGGACATTCTAATAGATAGACCATTTAAGTATTGGACTAGAAACAAAGCAGGGGGTGTTTATGAGACCTACACAACAAATGTAAACGGTCAACAGGTGTGGCAAATAGATTTAGGGTATGCCTTAAACGGCTCAGCACAAGCAAGTGTATATCAGACCCCTAAACTATTCGGTGCAGCTGAGAATGTAGATGATATTAAGAACGCCTATGAGATACAAATAGTCTATAAGCCTACAAATGCGAATGAATATCTAACTGCTCAGTATAGAGTAGGTGGTACAGGCACTTGGTCTAATGTAGAGGGTACAGTAAACAATGTGTCTTTATCAGGAACAGATGATATTAAGGTGCAAAGGCTTATTATACCTAGTAAAGCAGCAGGTAAGTTTATAGAGTTAAAACTCAGCCACAGCTCAAGCGGATCAGGGTTTAACATATACGGTATTAACCTAATTTATGATGTAGAAGCAAGGGAGGAACACTAATGGCACTAACAATAACAGAACAACAAGTAAGGGAACAGTTAGGGGCTTATTTAACAAAGCCTTTAGAAGTAACCTCTGGCACTTTGTCTACACAGCAGACCTTATCAGCTACTTCCCTATCAACGGGTGGGCTTAGTGGGTCTTTTATAATTAAGAATCAGGGGAATATTAGTATATATGATAACGAGGGGAAATTAGCTATATTTATAGGATTTGAGTAATGAGACCAGTAATAAAAGTAGCAAGGAGGGGCTATGATATTAGAACAGCCCTACCTAAAAATCTAACAATAGATACAAGTAAAAATCAGTTTAAGGTTTATGATTCGGGGCTAGAGGTTTTTGATCTTAACGCAGGAAACAGTTATACCTATGAGAAAACAATAACCCACCCATTCTCATATACACCAACAGTAATAGCTTTTGTTTCCGATGTAACCGAGAGTGGGGGTACTTTTACTGCTAGTAGTAGTAAGTTCAACTCTCTTCCAAGTTATGATGGCCCAGGGGGTTTTGGTTACAACCCTCTTACGGGAGTTGTTATACCTGGAACCGGGGAGGTAACAATAAGGGTTAAAGAACCCTATGTAGCACCAGTCTTTGGGGGTGGAGATTATTTTGACGTAGAAGACGTTGTATTGAGATATTTAGTATTTGTAGATAAAAACTTTGAATAAATGGTACCAAATATAAGAGTGGCAAAACCAGGTAAAAACCTTAAAGATAACAACATAGAAGAGGAGAGTATTAATACTAGCCATTTTATGCCAAAAATTGTTGTACAAAAACAGATTGCCACAGACCAGAATACCCCAGCAACAACAACTCATGGTTTAAGTTATTCACCAGTTTGTATAAGGTATGTTAGGGACTATACTCCAGAGGGAGCATATAAGATAATGCCTTTTGGAGCAATAGGAATGGGAAACGAGATAGACAATACTTACATCTATGGTTACTATGGAGAAGTTTATAATCCGAATACCGAACTCTACGAGCAACCAATATACTATTCTGTAATATTTTCTGATTCTATAAATAACAATAAAGATGAGACCCCTAATGGTCAAAACCAACCCGAATTGTTCGTAAAAAGTGGACAGACAACAAATCCAATATATAAGCTAATAGTACCCTACTGTGATTATCTTAAAGCCTCCACCTCTGGGATACTTACACTAAATATTCCGAGTAGTAATTTAAATGATAGCGATTCTCAGGAATATTCTAGCTCTTATTTACATAATAAGGGGTATATACCAATCGTTGCACCTTTTGATACTCACTTTGATTCTTTCTTACTAAATAGTTATTATGAGGGGGGGTCTAACATACCCTCTACGATAATATTGAACAATATTGGGTCTCAGTTAGTGGAACAGACAATTCCGGCATATTCGGCATCAGATGTCTATGAATATATAACATATTATTTTAATGGCATTGGATTATATTTAGAATATACTAGATTGAATCTTAGTGGAGAAACACAGAATTGTCCAGCAAGAACTATAAAACTCTACTATACAATCTTTGAGAACCAGCTAGATGAGAGTTTGAATCTGTTATGATATGTTATAATATTACATATAGGAATGGATAAACGAGGATGTATAATTTGATACATCTAACAAATGGCAACATATATAGTCCAGCGGGGAGACTCCCTCTCTAAAATAGCAAAGAAGTTGGGAATACCAAACTGGAGAACTCTTTATGAACAG